AATTAAACTTGGTGCTGTAACTTTTAAATCCATGCGGTGGTCTGATACTGTGCGTAGAGTACGTTCCGTGCCTTTACTAGAACTTTTCGTATCAATACGACAAACACAATTAAAGTATCTGCCGATTTTGGTAGAAAGTTTAGATCCAACACTTGTTGGGTATGCTTTTGACACACCCATATCTCCCTCCATATATTGCATATGTGAAGTTATGATAACATTACACGGCACTTCACTTCCTGTAAGATATTGAATTATATTCTGTACATCTCGTGCTGCTGTGCCCCACTCTGGCTGAGTTGGTTGATCTGTGGGCTTCTTGTTATTAAATACTAATGCACCTCGTAAGGCTGATTCACCCATAAGTGTTAAGCTATCAATAACAAGAACATCTTTACTAGTCCAGTTTTTAACTGATCCTAAATCTTCGTCTCCATCTTTCCAGTTAGAAAGTAGTTGAGCTGATTTTCTAAATGCTGTAGCTTGCCCTAAAGGGTCTTTAAGAGTAACGTAAGATACTCTATCTATTGCATCTGCATTTAGAAATTCTGGAAGTATTGCAAGTCCATCATCAAAATCTAATATTCTTAGGTTGTAACCCGCATTGGCTAAACTTGCTAAACTAGCTGTTTTGCCTGAGCCACTATCGCCTACTAATAATAGTTTTGTCACTTCACTTGCTTTGTGATTTCGTATACTCGCCATTTATTTGTCTCCTGTTAATTATGTTATAATAACATAAAAATGAAATAATGTCAACAAAAATCGTCATTATGTCGCTAATTTTTAATTTTAAATTCTATACCCAATACAATACCTGTATTTCCTTCAGTTTCATATGAAGGAGCAATAAAAAATCCATCTTTTTCTACTCTAAACATTGGTGCTATATCCATGCCACTATACCCTGTAACTAAACCATATTCTATATTAAAGTTTAATACTTCAGTTTTTTTTGCTATATAAGTGCTTACATTATATTCACTATTTTGGTATATGCCACCTATGTAATTGTCAATAGTACAACGTGCATGAGGATGAATACTATTATAATCTCCAGACAATCCTAGATGCATACTCAAAGCTAAAAATAAAGAAATACAATTCATACTATCATTTATTTTTTCTGTGTTGAGATAAGTCAATCACATTTTCTCTTTTGCTAGCCTCAACTAAATCTGGATGTGGCTCTTTTTTAAAATCATTATCTAAGAAAATATTTCTACGAGATTGAGGGGCACTACACACTTCTCGGAATTTGCAACCACCATAATTTCCACAGCCAGTAAAATCGGCAGGGTAGTAATTGTTTTTCCAAAAGTTATCTGCATTTTTTAATGCAAACAAAGTATCAAAGTACCATTCATCTATTAGTTCTTCTGTTACATTAAATACAGAACGATTAAACCTTGTAAAGTTTACACCAGTTTGCACTCCGTCTATTATGAATCCATCTACAGGTAGTTTTAATACATGGCGACAAGCCCATAGGTATGCGAAAATTTGATTGTTAGGCATAAACCCTTGAAAGTAATATGCCGATAGAGCCGTTTTTGTAGTCTTAAAGTCAACTAAGTATAACCTGTCATCAAGTGTAACAATCTTATCTATTCTGCCAGAGAATCTGTGTATTCCGTTACCGAAGGGCACTTCAAAACGTTGCTCAAGTGCGGCTTCTCCATTAGGCATTGTAGCTACTCTAAATGTATCTTCCCAATATTCTTCTGCTCTCCATACGATTGCCCGTAGTGCTGATTCAAGTCCTCTAGCACTATCGTCTGATTTTTTTAAATCTTCTCCAAACTCTTTTAAAACAAATTGTAAGGCTTCACGTAAGGCTTGATCTTTTCCTTTACCTTCAAATTTTCCACGATCTAATACTTCGAAACCTTCGTGTACTGCTGAGCCAAATCCTAAAGCTGATCCATACTTCTGTGATTTGTAGCCTTGTAAGTTTGTATAGTTGTACAATCGTGGACACGCCAAGAAGGTAGATAGACTTGATGTATCCCAAATACGCTGACGAGGTGCTCCATTTTCTATGGTGAATTTTTTTAATCTAGGTAGTTCTATATTTTCTGTCATGTAAGTGCCTGTATGGTTAATATTGTACAATAAAAATAAGTCACAACTAAGATGAACATTAAATGATTAAACATTACATTCCTCTAACATTTTAATACAAGCTATTATATTTACTTTATCCACAAAAGGCTCATCTGGTACGAAAGTTTCGGGTGGGTTTAGTTTGTCCACTATAGTTGCACCTCCTTTAATGATACCATAGGCACATCCCTGTAAGGTTAGTAGTGATATAAATATAATAGCTTTGTACATTTTATGTCTCCGATAATAACATAGTAAGAGGATCTTTCTCATACTGTGCAGGTTTGGTTCGAGCAGCAGTTTTACTTATAGGTTTCCCTGCTTTTTCGGTTGCTCTAATATTTTCTCTTGTTGATTTCAAGTACTCTATAACTTTGTCAATACCCTCTTGATTTTCAGATAATGCTATTGGGTCTATATCTAAAAACTCTGAGGGTATATCTATAAGTTCTTTCTTACTGGTTTTTGCTGACTTGGTTGTCGTCATATTCTTGAACTCCTTTAATCTCAGAATCGGGTGCTGTTTTTAAGAAACATTCTCCTTGTGAGTTTGTATACTTTTGCTGTCCAATATCCCAATTCATATTTTCATAGATTTTTTCTGCCGCACTATCCTTAGATACAGCATCTACTTTCCAATGCATTGAGTACATATGTGTAGTCATCACATCAAATTTAGGCATGTAAATCCTGAATCATATTAGTCTCTGCTGATTCTAACTTTGCTGATACTTCAGTATCTTTTACTTCTCCATAAAGATAATTAGAATCACGTAAGGCTGCTGATATTACTTTGGTTAATCGTGACTCTGTAATACCATCTGGGGAATCCATAGTAATACTAACATTCCATTTCTGGGTAGTGTATTCTCCGTCAGTATCAAACAAATCGTCGGTGTTTATCCATTCTTTTGTCATGTTATTTCTCCTTAGGTTTATCTTTTATGGCATCTGTTTCGGCACTTGGCAGTGATACCAGCATATTCATTAAAGTGAATACTTCTGCATAAGGTTGTTTAGCTAGGTAATTTACTATTACCTGTGCTTGTTGTTCTGTAATTAATTTATTCATAATTTTCTCCTGTTGTTTATTATAACACTTAATTGTGTTTAAAATATGGCATTTAATATTCCCATTGTAAATATAAATACAGCTATGGAATTGACCACCATCAAGGCTCGGTCATGCCATAAAATGCCGACTACTAGCCACCCAAATACACCTACTAAATGAAAGCCTAAATTGTAAGGCGTAAGGTCTAAGGAAGTCATAGCCATACCTATAATGATGATGAAGGATGCTGTCCACTTTATATACCACGATAAATCATGGGTAGGTGTTACTTTATTAATGGATCGTTTCATCTGGTGTCATCCTCATTTTAGATAATTCTTTTTCAATATCCTCATCAAATTTTTCTATGATGGGTGAAGCCTTTGTCATGCCCATTACACATCCTGCAAATACAGTAAGTGCCCCCTCTAGTCCATAGCGTAACATTAGACTTCGCAAGGCTACTTCTAGCAATGAGTTTTCTATTATTTCTAGGGGATACTTTCTAGATAATTCAGAAATTACAGGGCGTAATTCTTCTATGCATTTTTTAAATTGTTCCTCCAATTCTTTATAATCGGTCATAATTTTTCTCCACTTTCTGTTACAATGTGTAACTCCTCTTTCTCCAATATTGAAGAAATAGTAACTCCCATCTTGTCGTGTCTCATTAGTAATTGATCGTATTTTGATGGAAGAATAGTTTCTTCATCAATCATTTGTACTTTAAATGCTTTTATATATTTTTTAAATCTCATGTATAAAGCAAAAGGTTTTTCACTTTTTATTAAGATAAAAGCATTATCTTTTTCCGTATTATCTAGGTAACTTACTGCTTTTTCCAATGCGTTTGATATATCTATCTGTTGCAAAAGATCGTAAGTCTTTGGGTTGTAAGCCATTGCACTCCTGTTGTATTTCATAGTCATTATCATCTGATACCATTGAAGATTGTGAATAAGGATAATCTAACTGCGTTGTAAACATTCCTTCAGCATCATCTAATAATTCAACTGGTCGTAAATCATTATCATGACTACGCTTATTTCTTTTTCTCATACTACTTTGTACCACATTATATTTCATTTGTCAAACACTTTCGAATATATTAGGTAGCCACAAAAACCTGCCCATAGTACTGAAAAAGGGGAAGGGTGTACTAAACTCGCTACACCTGTCAATATTATAAATCCCCATGTACTAAATACAAATATTACTCTTGCTGTTGTTTCACCGAACATGAATCCACTCCGTTTTGTTGTCTTTGGTTATAATCGTGCTATTTTGTTTTTGATAGTAGTTGACATCTTTATCTATACCATTTGAATCTGGTATTAAAAACATCAATGCTGTTTCATATGTTTTATCCATAACTCTATGGGGTTTGTCTATGTGTTCAGCATTTTCTATATCAACTTGTATAGGAATAAATCCTGCATTGTATTCCATCGCTAATATCTGGTCGTAATTTAAAGTAGTTACTTCATATAGTTCTCCTATAATTTTATGGTTGTGTACATCAGAATAATATACCATTGGAAAGGAATCTAAATAACTGCTCATTCCATAACAGCTATCTTTAGTTACATAATCTCCTACGAATACCTCGTCTACTAACAGAGAATTTAATCTGTGTTTTTTTTTCAAAGTTCCGTACACAAATAACTTGTGCCGTCTTATATCTTTTTTCATTAATTTTCATATTCTCCATGTTTAAAAGGTATCGACATACCCTTAGTTAATAATTGTAAGTGTATGATGTTTACTCTAGGTACAACTACGCCACCTCCACCTGTTTTAGATTCATCATCATAAGATGATATAAGTATTATTTTGTCCTTATCTTCTGCCAATATCCATCCTACAACTTCCACAGGTCTTAACTCCTGTTTTTTTAAATCTTCTATATCCTGCCATGTGTTGTCATCGGACATAGCATCAAGCCATTTCATATAAACTAATTTCATTGTGCTGCTATTCCTAAATTATCTAACATTTCATCTATTTGATTCTCCATAGTAGGTCTTTTATTTCTTTCTAATCTTGCCCTACCTCTAGGCATTTTCCTGTTATACTTTTCTCCTTGTGCATACTTTTGTTCAAGTTTATTAGAGTATTCAAAAACAACTCGTTTACCTACCTTGCGAACTAAAATAGGCATCTTATTCATACCACAATGATGACTCCAAGTATGTTTATCTTCACGAGCCAAATCGACATTCAGTCTGCGATAATAAAAAGGTATTTTATTATGTTGTAAATTTCTAATTAAAGCATTAACATCTGTGGCTCTATCCTCATTGCTACATTCTTCATATCCATTTCCATCATCATCTTCAAAGTATTCATAACGGGGATGAATGTAAGGAATTTGTACTGCCCCTTCTGGTAAGTATTTAAAAATGTGCATTACTTACTCACTAACCATACCATAGCTAAACCACAAAAAATTATAATAGCTACTGTAATTAAATAATCATTCGGCATCTGTACCTCCATAACTTTGTTCATCATTTGACATCTTAATTATATCAGAATTTTTATCTTCGTCAAGTTTTATTATTGGTTTATTTCCGTACATAGCCTCCTTTAATTCGTCCCATAAATATATAAAAGCATCTGTAGAATCTTCTTTTATATTATCTACATCAAATTCTTCTTCTATTTTATCCATGATATCTATAATTATTTGTTTGTTTATTAAGTGTATCTCTTTCATTATTCTGATGTTC